CGTCAACTGTGGATAACAACTCTCCGTGCTCATCTAGTGGGCACTCAAGTTTAATGTTGTAATGCTCACACAAACCTTTAACAAGAGCTTTGTATGCTTCAATTTGAACGGGGTAGTAACCCAGAAATGGATCCAATGTTCTTCCGTGCATCCTCACACCTTCCAATACTGGTCTTGGTCCAAATCCTTTTCTCTCATACCAGTCTTGATATTTTGTGTAGTAGGCGTTAGTAAAGTCAATACCAATGCTCACCCTGTTTACGGAGCCAATACCAGCGTGCCAGCAGACGTGTTTTGTATCAACCATTTGATAGATTGTTCCATCATTATCAATTACGAAATGAGAAGAGATGCCTCGTTTCTTTAAGATTCTATAACAGGATTCGGCAGACAACGCAGCGTCCCAATGAGTTACGATCATTGTTGGTTGCCTATCTTCAGCCTTAAAATCGTAACAGGTACCTGGTAGGCATTTACGATCTGTATGGTGGAGACCTATCGTTTTGTCCCAATCAAGTCTAACTTCCTTTCCATCACAAATAATATGGTTAGTGTCTGCAGTTGCTTCAAGCCCTGTTAAGGCTCTAGCATAAGTCATCGGCCCACACAAACCATCGGGCTCAAGATCGTGTTCTGTTTGAAACTCTAGAATTTTCTCTACCAATTGTTCATTAAATTCTTCAGCACCAAACCAGCCAGGTTCCCACCCGTGCTTGGCTGCTGACTTTTTGTTGTAATCAATTTTTGCTTGTGTATCCATTCTTAACCACCACATATTGTTTATTTGCTATTATACTGTTTTTTGTGTGTTTGTTAACTACATTCTAAGACTTTTAATACTTCTCGAATCTCAGGAATATTTCTTCTCCTAGCGTGATAGACGTGAAACTTCTTAATCATAAACCTTCTAAATGGGAACATCCAGTAATATGCTGAACTAGAGAACTGTTTGTCTACAATTGAATCAACAAACCTTCTTGAATTCCAATCTCTGCCAAGATATAAAGCCCAGACTGCCAAGGTCATACGATACCCCCTGAACTCCAACCAGGCTCTCGTAGGGCTGGGTATTGGGAGGAGGAATAGGAGAAACAAATACCACAACGGACTATTGCCAAAGGCTCCGAGTAGAGCAAAAGGTGCAAGGTTTTGTGGGAATAAATAGAGGAGATTGAAGAGCAACCACATCCTCTTTCTATCTTTTAAGTGAACATATTCGTGTGCCAAAGTTG